GAAACAAATAAAGATGGTACATATAAAGTAGATAGCAAAGGAAATAGGGTAGTTAATCCTATAATAAAAGAAGCTATTGAGTTAGTTGTTAACCAACCTTTGTTTAAAAAGAAGATGTCTAACCCTAGTTACACTAATCAATTATTGTTACAAGACTCTAATGGTGTAGTAAAAACTCTTAATGACTTAATAAAGTTTGACGGCATCCTAAGTTTTACTGCTTGGGCAAAACAAACAGATAGTGCAGATAAATCAATAAATGGTTATTTAGAATACTTAAAACCAGAAGCAAAGAAGTTAGGCTTTACTTTATTGCCAGATGTAGAACAAAGAATTATTCTTGAAGAGGTAATAGTAGACCTTATGTCTAAAACAGAAGCTCAAGAAACTAATGGGGATATATTAAAAAAAGATGATAAGAAAAGAGATAATATAGCTAAAAGGTTTTATTCTAAGATAAAAAGTAGGTTTACTAAAAAAGAATCTAAGACTATACTAGAGAACACTGGTAATGCAGAGCTTACTAAACTAGACAATGTTATTGACACCCTCATAAAAGACTCTAGAAAAGAAAGACCTGCTTATAATATAAGAAGAGATAGACTGGGTAGTGATAAAATGTTTCACGTAGAAGACTTAAACTCTACTATGTTAACTAATCAAATATCCTCAGACATATTAGGTTATTTAGAAACCTTAAAACAAGAGTCTAAATTAGATAATAAACTACAAGGTCCTTTATATAGAACTAAAGATGGAATGTTAACTGTAGCTGGTAAAAAATCTGTGTCTACTTTTATATCTGAAAACAGACAAGAAGTAAACTCTTTTATAAAAGAATTATACCCAGAAGGTAGCAATGAATTAAATCACTACAACAACAATAGAAATGATATTTTAAATACAGCCTTTAAAGTACTTGCTTTTAGTAATGCTCAAAAAAGTATTGGTTCAACAGAACAAGAATTAGAAGAAGATGAGTACAATTTATTTGACTTTGACAACAGAAATGGGGTAAACGAAAAGATAGGTAAAGATATATCTTCTTATATTAAGTTAGGAGAAAGTGTACAGGGTATACCTGTAACACACGGACAGATAAAGTCATCCTTGTACAACAAAATTTTTAAATATAGAAACAACCCTAAAAGTTTTGAGCAAGAAATTAATGATAACATAAGAGCGTTAACTTTGTCTCCTAAGCTTTTAAGTAGAGAAGAAGAGTTGTTAGCTAGATACTTTGTTTATATGAATGAGGTGTATGCATCAGAAGGTATGAGTTTAGCTAGTCCAATCTTAGATTACCACCATGAGTTTTCTTCTTATAAACAAATAAACTTTCATAATATAAATGTATTTAAAAATAAGAAAGGAGAAGTTATAACAAACATTAAACAAACATTTGGTGTAGATGCTAGCACTATAAAAACAGATATAGAAAAAAGATTTAGACAGTCTATAACTGTTGATAAACCTAAAGATAGTAAAACATTAAGCTCACAAGAAATCAGTAAAATAAAATTTTTATCTTCTATTATTACTTTGAGTGATTCGTTAAAGGAAGCAAAGAATCCTAGTGAATCTAAGAAAGCTGTTATTAAGTTTTTAACAGATAATTATTTAAGTGAATATAAGGACGATATAAATGTAGACTTAATAAGTAAAGACTTTGTTGATAAGTTTGTAACTAAAGATAAGGAAACAAACAAAACCTTGGTTGACCAATTAATAGAAGACCATGGTATGATTGAAACTTATAAATTAAATGGCAAAAAAGCTGGTTGGCAAGCTGGTTTTAGCGCTGAAAGATTTAACAAAGAAAGTGTTAAAGCTTGGAGAGCTTGGGAATCAAGTGAAAAAACACAACAAGCTTTACAAGATGAGCTTATATCCAAAGAAGATATCATTAGTATAGGTAAGTTGATTAGAAGGTCTGGGGTTATTAAAGAGGGTAATATCAATACTCAAGCTAGAGTTTTCTTAAATGCAGATGGCACTATACAGCTTCATCAGGGTGGTGGTCTAAAATTCTCTAATAGATACAAGGCTCAAAATATTATTACACAATACTTATCATCAGAGATAGCTCTTGGTGATTTTTCTTCTCAAATACTTACACCTGAAGGTAATAAGAAAAACTTTATATCTAAAAGACATCAAGCAGATGTTTTGGTAGAAGAACAACTACCATCTATGAGTGACGAAGAAATAAAAGATATGTTTGGTGACAATGTGTACACTAATAACTATATACTTAATAGAGAAGAAAAGATTAATGTAGCTCAAATAAATGGTTCGGTTGTGCTTGGTAAGGGTATAGACTCAGGTAATGAAACTGCTAATGAAAAAACAATACTAGAGGTTAGCTTAATAGCTCAAGCTATAGTTAATGGTAATGAAACATATAGTCAGTCAGTATCTATTGTGGCTGATAAAGACATAAACCTTCATGTTACTAACACTAAATTGTTAACACTAGAAGAGGCTAGGGCTATTAAAGATAAGCTTAATCAAGATGGCGTTAAGTTTACAAATGGAGACGCATATTTTAATTTTACAGACGCTGATATACAAAGAGATGTAAAAGGTTTACAAAGAATAATTAAAGGTTCGAAAGACACTTCTTTGAAGTCTTTAGCTAAAAACACTAAAGCTTTAGAACAAATAGTCCTAAACAATGCTATAAACAAATATTATGCCAAAGACCTTTTAATTGGTAAGGCAGAATATTTTAAAAATAATGACGACTATATAAAAAGAGCAGCGGGTTCTGTTGCTATGAATGTAAATCACGGAAGAAGATTTGAACCCTTGATGTTAAAAGATGAAACATTAACCATAAAAGATAAAGATGGTAAGTCAAGAAAGATTAACAGAACAGATGCTCCGTCGTTTATTTTACCAGAGGACTCTCAAATAGTTGGTGCTAGTTATGGGGGTAGAAGAAATGTAGGTAATCACCATAAGTTTGTTTACTATGGACAAAACGTAGATAACAAAACATTTGAGGGTGTGGTGGGCAAGCGATACCCTTTTTATTTAAAGACTAATACATTTGTGTTATCTAATTCATTTTTAGAATTAAACCCTAATTTAAAACCTATTGCTGAAGCATTAAAATTAAGAAAAAAAGAAGGAGTGATTCCTATGGCCGCTTTTAGCTCTGCAATGAAAGTTCAATCTAATAAGTTTAAAAATCAATTAATTGACATGAACAAATTAGTTGAGTTAAATAAAGATGGTGGCTTTGCTTTAAATGAACATCAAGATAGGTTATTTAAATACAAGGACCTTAATGGTTTAGATGGAAAATATTTAGGCGTTCAAACAGAATTAGATAGAAAGCACACTACATCAATAGTAAGTAAACAACTTATTTTAAATTTACTATCTAATCCAGAAACACAATCTGAAGGTTTAGCTGTGTTAGAGAGCTTAGAGATATTTTCTAAAAAAGAGTTAAGTAAATTTTCTAAGTTCATGTCTGGGAATGGTGAGGTTAGTGTAGAGGCTGTTAATGAATTAAGAGAGGAGTTAATAAAAGAAACAGATGTAGATATATACGGAGAATCTGCAATGGCTTTATTAAAAGATGGTAGTTACGACAGTGGTTCTGTAGAGATATTAAGAAGTAAAATAATATCTATTGTTAAGAAAAGGTTATTAAGAATTAGAACTCCACAGGGTTCTGGTACTGTTGGTTACCAAACAACAGACTTTGGTTATGGAACAGAGATAGAAACAGGAGATATATCTGAATCTGCTGGACTACAAAGTTATTTTGATAAAGAAGGTAAACCAAGGTTAGATGAAAATGGAAACCTTGAGCCTGCAGAAGTTGCTTTAGATGCAAGTTTAGGTTTTAAAGAGGGAGATAAGATTATATTAACTAGAATACCTAACTCTAAAATGGGAGATAACATACCAGCTGTTGTTACATCTGTATTTAGAGGAACTGGTAGTGTTGTACAAATACCTTCAGACCTATCTGATATTATAGGTTCTGATATGGACGGAGACTCTTTACATATAATGGGTAGGTCTAAACAGGCTAAACAATACAATGATTCGTTTGATAAGATGTTTAACTTCCTTACCCTTTCTGCTAATATCGAACACATGCAAGAAGCTGTTGACTTTGAATCATTTGCAGATGGCGCAGAAAGAGCTCTTGTAAAAGCTGGATTAAAACCTATAGAGGCAACCATAAATGATTTAAGCTTTTTAGGTGACAACCTTAAGTATCGTTCTAACATAATGGGTAGAGGTAATATAGGTACATCAGCTTCTATTAATACTTTCCATAAGATATTAAGCACGCATAATGTTCAGGTTCCTGATTTAAAAGTTAATGTAGGTAAGAATGCTTTACAAAGTAGTTACAAAGATAATAACAATGCGTGGATTTCTTTAGCTCGTATATTAAACATATTCTTAGATGAAGCAAATAAAGGTAGGGGAGCTAGATTAAACATGAATTCTGTAACAGTAGGTCCACTAACAGAGCTTGTTATGAGAGGTATTTCTTTTAATGATGCTGTAGTATTAATTAACTCTCCATTTATGAAAAGAGCAGTGTCTGCTTTTCAAAACAATGGAACCACCTTAAATGAGTTTATAAAAAATGAAGTAAATGGAGAAGTAAAAGAGCTTAGTGAGGTTTCTGATATAGATATTAGTAAAGTTGCAGATGGTAGTCAAGATGTTGCAATTAGAAATCTTTTTTACAACTTCAATAAATACAACTCACCTTCTTGGACTTTAAGAAAACTAATTAACTTAGAGAGCTTTATACCTGAAACACACACAGAACAGAAACAACTATTGAAAGATATTGTTTCTTTAATGAAGAATAGAAACATAAATGTTGCAGGCTTAGTTACCTCTATTAAGACCCCTAAAGAACTAAATGAACTTATAGACAAAGGTCAATACACAACCTTTGTTAACTCTTTAAATATTAAAAACCCTATCTTAAGAAGAAATGTAAATGCTCTTGCTGCAAGTTCTAAAATGCTTGAGGTAATGGACCCAGCAAACTCTCAGGGTTATAATAACATTGTAGAGAAATACAAAAAAGAAAACATTAAACAAGTAGAAAGCTTAGTTCGTTCTTGGAGATTAGCTCAAGACGGTTCGTATCAAATTAATTTAGACGCTATGCCTAGGGTACTTCAAGACTCTCAAGACTTTATAGACTCTTATGGTTCTATGTCTTCTATTAAGACAATACTTAAGCAAGACTTAGAACAAATAGAGGTAGCTAAACACCCATTTATAAACAAGTATTTTAAAATACAAGAGACTAAAGAAAGTAACTTTATAACAAGAAAAGATAAAAAAGGTTCTTCTACTCCTGTTGAGGTCTCTAAACAAGATGGTGAGTATGTGTTTACACCAACTAACTTAGTAAAGAAAAAGTCTACTAGTAAAAATCTAGTTCCTACTAGCGCTTTAAGAAATGCAAACGCAAAACAAGTTGCCAAAGACTTTGATGCTTTACCAAGATATGTACAAGACTATTTATTATTATGGGATTTAGTAATGAATAATCATAGTGGTCCTAATGCTATACTACCATACTTAGGTAGTCGTACAAATAAGATATCTAAAAAAAGCCAGTCTCACGTTAAAAAACAAAGACCTAAATTTCTTTCAGAAGCTTATAGAAAACAAGTAGAAGATTATGTAAACTTTAACATAAGACAAGAAGCTGAACCATTAAGTGTAGAAAACAATGGAACAGTAACATCTGAAAATGGTGTATTGACTGTGCAAAAAGGTCTTAGTAACATACCAAGTGGTTCTGTTAAATCTATAGAACTGTCTAATGGCGTAACAGCTATATATAAAGTTAGTCAAATAGAAGGGGGTTCTACAGTTTTATATCCTATTGAAGCTAGCTTTACACACGATTCGTTACTACCAAGTGAGTCTAGCTTACTTGAACATAATACAGATATAGAGTATATAAACTCTGCAGAGGAGGTTCAAGTAGAAGATGATGTTAATGTTGAAGGTCTTAAAGAAGAAGGTTACGAATACTCTCATGTTGATTTAGATACAGGTAATAAAATATATGTAAAGAAAGAGGGTGATATATACAAAGCAAAAGAAGTTATAAATGGAGATAAGATAGTAGACTATAACGGTAAGTTTGCGTCTAAATATATGTACATGTCTAAGGATATGTCAGATTATTTAGACTTCCAAAGAGAAATGACTTTCCAACAATATGTTAACAAGGGTAAAACAAAACTAGTAGACGCATCTCTTTTAGGTGAAAAAGAACGAAAATTTCTTTTAGAACAACATGAAAAATATAAACAAGATTTACGTACAGCTAACGAACTTTCTGCTAAATACTTATCACCTAATGAATTTGGTGTATTAGAAATAGAGTCAGATAAATACACTGCCTTACAGTTAGAGCAAATAATAAAAAATGAACTTAGACCTTTAGACACTGAGGCTAGAGCTAAGGTTTATCAAGCCTTCCTTAAAGTGCTTGGGGCTAAAATTGGTTTAGAGGCTGTTAATGATAACTTAAGTAAGGCAAAGAAAAATAGATTAGGAGAAAAATTGATATCTGAATTAGAGGCAGCTAAAGCAAAATACAGAAACCCTGATTCTTTAAGAGAAGATGTTGGTAGGGGTGATATGTATTTAAATCCAGATATAACTAGCCCTGAAAGAGCTGAGGTTGGCGCTGTTCTTAATAGACTTAGTGAATCTGAAATATCTTATCAACAAGATATGGCTAAGTTAAATAAGAAAATGGACACAGCTTTTCAAGCTTTATTAAAAAAGAAACTTAGTAAAGTACAGCGTTTATTATATAGATTTGGACCAGCTGTTATTAAATACTACTATAACAGAAAGTTATTTGAAAACATAACTTTTGTACAAGAAGAATTAACTCCAGATAATGAATATGTAAAAAGACATTTAAGATTAAAGAATGATAAAGAAATAGCTGCTATAAAAGATAAACTTACACAAGAAGAGTTAGCTTATAGAGAGATGTTTATGGAGATGACTGGAATGGTTAAGAATCATTTAAATCAAAAGATAGGTGAAGATGGTAATATTGTTTTACCAAAAGAACAGGATAAAGGAAAGACTTATGTTCCCCATTTAACTGCTTCTATAACAGAAATGGCTCTTGCTAGAAACCTTGTGGCCTCTTATATAATGCACAATTACTCTCATAAACTAAAAGATGTTTATGTGCTAGAAGAAGGTAAAACAGAAGCAAGACCTTTGGGTGAGATTATCAATGAATATATGGCAAGACAAGCTAATAAAAGAACAAGTAAATCAGATATTGCCGTAAGAAGAGAGTTAAGGAAACTAATTAAACAAGCAAATCAATATGTAGAAAAAGGTACAGATGCTATAGGTAACCCTATTGTTACAGCAGATGACACTTCAAACATAACTCAACCAGAGGTTATAGATAGATATTTAAGTCAGCGTTCTTTTAATTCTGGCTTTGGTGCAACCATTGATTTACACAGGTCGTTAACTACATATGTAAATAAAATGGTATTTAACTATGGACTAGATAGTCAAGAGGGTTTTAAGCACCAAGGTATTATAGAACAAATACCTGCTATTGATGCCGCTATATCTTACGCTTCTTTTAAGAACAACCCGAATGCCCAAAAATGGATTAAAGAATTACTACTAGAAAAGTATGCTAGAAAAACTGGTAGAAAGTCTTTATTTGGAAAAGACGGAAAAAGACATTGGTCAGATGATGTGTTTGAGGCTTTACATAAATGGACTATGTTTGTTGGTCTTGGTTTGAATTTTACTGCAGCAGTAGGTAATATTGCTATTGGTAAATACAATACCTTCAGACAACAAGGGTTAAAGGATAAAAAGAATGGAGTTGGCTGGATTGTGGGTGAAAGAAGATATTTTGGTTTTGGAATAAAAGGTTTTAATAAAACAAACGCAGATAAAACGAGAGCTATTACAAAATACTTTGGATTAATCACTGATGCTCAAGCACAGGTTAGTGAGGATTTATTTGCTAGTGGTTTTGGTGAGCTGGTATTTGCTTTTATGACTGGTTCTGAAAAGTATATACAAAGAACACAATTTGTTGGAATGATAAAAGAAAATCAATGGAATTCTTTTGAGGTAGTTGACGGTGAGGTTAGGGTTATACCTGGCAAGGAAGCTGAGTTTAGAGCTTTAGAGAATCAAGCTGACGAAATGAAACAAAAAGTATATGAAGTTCAGGGTAAAGGTTATACAGCTTTAGACCAAAGGTTAATACAGCATTACAGTATACTTCATGGTATACTACAGTTTAAGAGATGGCTACCTACATTTGTTATGGATAGATTGGCTTCAGAAAAAATAACAAGAAGTGGTAGGGGTTATATAGGTGCTTATAGAGCTTCATTTGATTTTTTCTTAGATGTTATGTATAATAAAAGAAAATTTGGAGCAAGAGACTTTAAAGAAGAATACAGTAAACTGCCTAAACACAGACAAGAAGCTATATTAAGATTTGCTAGAGGTGCAGGTGGCTCTATGTTGGTTCTTTGCATGATAGCCGCGTTAAAACCATTTGGAGAGGGTGATGATGAAACTGGAGTAGGTAAGTATTTAAATAAGTTATTTTGGGACATGAACTTATTGGTTAATGTAGATAAATGGAGGTACATGGCGTCTATGCCTGCTCTACAAACAGGAGAAAATATGGTATTTGGTATAAAAGAATTAGTATCAGGAGATGTTTATGAAAGAGATGCTAAATATGGAGAAGCAAGACAATCAAAAGCTAGGGGTAGATTAGCTAGGTTATTCCCTAGTGTTATAAGAGAGAGGTTTGCTAGAGACTAAAAACTCATATAATAAAATTTAGTATATTTGTATAATAATAAAATCAAAAGACAATGGCGTATTCAACAACACCAAAAACAACAGCAACCATTACTTTAAATAGTACAGGGTTGACTTCAGATAATATTAATATCAGTCAAACATTCGAATTGACTGCTATTGATAATGTTACAGGATTAAAAAACACAACAGGGGTAAGAAGAATAGAGGCTGCAAATGGAGGTGTAGTAGTATTTGATGCTGATTTACACGGCGCTGCAGATGCAGCTGCTTGGATATGGATACATAATCCTAACACAACTACAAATGGTAGTGTATACGTTACTATTACAGCAACTAATGCTTCTGCTCAAAATTGTGTTGTTGGAAAGCTTTGGGAGGGTAAAAGCTGTTTGATTCCTATACAAGGACACACTGCAGCTTCAGATATAACGGTTACAACTGCAAACGCAGCTGATTTTGTTGAATATTGTATATTCGCAGAAACTGTAGATGCTGATTCAGCTTCAAACGAATTAGGTAAAGCTTAAAAAATAATATAATATGGCAACAAAATTAATATCACCAACAACAACAGTTAACTTATCAATTACATCTAATAACTTAACTTCTAATCCACTTAGTTTAAACTGTAACTTTCAGTTAAAAAAAGCAGGAACTAGAACAGAAGGTTTAGATAACTTCTCAGGTGTATCAAGAAGAAGTCACGGTTCTACAACTGCTTTAAGAATTATAGACGAAGCAGACTTTGATGATGACAAGGCACACGTATTATATATAAAGAATTTATCAACAACATCTGGTGAATATTTAGAAATATTTGTAAAAGATGGAAACTCTCCTGATGATGCTAATAATTTATTAGGTAGAGTATATGAAGGAAATGCTTTTTTAATACCTTATGCTGGGCATTTAGATGTGTTTGTTGGACAATCAAGTGGTAGCATGGAATATGAAGTGGCACTATTTAGTGAAGATAGTTAATATTAATAATTAAAATAAAATATAATGGGTAGTTTATTAGACCAAATTAAAAGCGCAAAACCAACTAAAGCACATGCTAAAGCTGGAGGTTCAAGAAGTAAAAGTAAAAGAACTAGTTCTGTAGCAAAATTAAGTTATAGAGTGACTAAAGACCGCAGAAGAGAAGGTAAGCCTGGTGTTGCCAGGAGAGGTAAGGGTGCTAAAGCGGCTATAGGTAGAAGTTAAAAATTAAAATATGGCTAGCAATAAAACATCTATTTATGATGGCTCTATTTTTTTAAATAACACTGTAGACCATTTAGATTTGTCTGGCTGGATAAATAGAAAGGTGGCTGTGGCAAGCGCTAACGCTGGTATAAAGTCTTTGAGATTAAATGCTGACGTTAGTAGTTTAGTGTCAGTTGGAGATAAGTTGATGAAAAGTTTAACTAATGAATTAATAGGCACTGTTGAGTCTATAGATTCAAATCGTGTTAATTTTGCTGGTGAAGGAACGAAAATTCATTTAGTTGAAAATGATTATGTTCATGTTTATCCTAAGTTTGAAATAGTTAAAATTGATTTCATAGGTAATGAAACATATTTATTAAAATTAACACCATCAGATAGAAGGTTTGTGGGTCAAGACTTGCCAGATTTGGACACATGGGCATCAAATACAGTAAATGATTTTGGAACTGTTAGTGCAGATGGGGTTTCAATGTATGACGGCGCTATGGTGATAGGCACCTCAATAGAGGGTAGGTTTAAATATGTTATGATAGACTGCAGTGGTCTTGGTGTGGACACGGAGTCTGCTATTTGTTATTTAAGAGCAACCCCAACAATAATGTAATAAAAAAATAAAATTATGCCAAGTAATAAAACAAGTTTATATGATGGTCAAGTCCACATATTAAATAGTACGCTAGATTTAACAGGAAAACAAGCGTTAGTAAATAACGGTAGTAATATTGCTATGGGAGATACAGTTATAGCCTATGACAATGGTGATGTTTCTTTGTCTGCTGGAGACGAGTTATATGGTAGTGAGCCAACAGGAAGCGGGAGGATAAAACATATAGGAACTATTGATTCTGTAACAGAAAGTGGAAGTGCTGGTTCTTTTGCTGGCAATATAACTTTAACTTCTGGCTCCAAAATAGCTTTAGCAGATGATACTTTTTTAATGAAAGACTTACCTAAATTTGAAATAGCTGCTATACAGATTGTGATAGCTGGTACTTTAACTGACTTAATACCTGCAGAAAATAGATTTCCAAGAACAATACAGGCTGATGGTGTTACATCTTTTGATGATACTCACGAGGTTAATTATTATGGAGCTACAGATGGAAGTGCTGGAGCAGCTGTATCGGGAGTTATAGATGCTGGTATAACTATAGAGGGTAGATTTAAAAAAGTTACCATATCAAGTGGTGACTCTGCTATATGTCACTTAAAAGCAGTTGCTTACAGAGGTTTAAAAGATATGCCATAATGAAAAAGACGTTTATACTAATAGTAGTTTTATTAATATCTTGTGCTACTCCAAAAAAATGTTGCTCTCAAGAGATAAAAAACTTTTTTAAATACTCTACGTTCTATGTGTCAAGTTCTACAGGTTCTTCTACACTAGAAGATGGTATGTTTAAGATAGAAGACAAGGAGTTAATAGATATAACACAAGTTAATCCTTTTGATTACAACTACACTATAGGATTACGTAAGGTGGCTCGTTTTGATTACGAATACAAGGTTAAAACCTTTTATGATGGAACAGAGTCACAAATATCAAATAAAGCTCCTGTGGGTAACGCTAAAGGCTTTGAGTACCTTGCTAATATATCTTTAGTACGAGATAGAGGGAATGAGTTTATAAATCAAGATTATTTCCTACGTTATTTGAGTGATTCGTACCTTGTAAAAGCTCAATTTGTAGACAACCAGAAGTTTGATTTAAAGTATATGCTATCTGATATAAGATGGCGAAAAAGCTTGGGAAACTTTGATTTCTCAATGGGCGCTGCTTTTAGAATGCACCCTACATATGGTTTTCTCCCAATATATGATTTTTGGGACCCAGCTGTAACGCCGTTCTCTGAGATTGCAGAGGACTTTGGGTATGTAAGTGAACAATGGAGTCAAGCAGGATATGTAAACTATGATTGGTTTGATATATCTAGTGGAGATTCTGTACAGGTTGCTCATACTACGGGAGAATTTATGAAGCACTATTTTGGTAATGCTATAGATGAATTTAATGACAGAGAACTACGTAAGTTAGGCTTACAAAAAGAACTATCTGTTGTTGTAGGTGCAGCATACTATAAATGGTCTTCTAATTGGTGGTTACACGGCTGGATGAATGTTCTCCCTTACCACTTCGGTCTAGATGATTATAGCTTTGACTATAATGATGAAGATTGGGCTCAGGAGAGCATACCAGCCATAATAGAGTGGGATATGGGGCTAGTATTCGGTGTTAAGTTTTCTAAGAATCTAGGGTTCTTTATTGAAGGAACTCACCAAAGATTCTGGATGCGACCTGTTTACGAATTTAAGATTGGAATAAATTACTTATTTTTGTAGTATGAAGAAGTTATTAATATTATTATTATTTGTATTTGGTTATGGATTTGCTCAAACAAATTGTGAAGATTGTGTGGAACAAGGTGGATTTTATTGTGGAGATGATACTTCTAATTGGACTCAGTATAGTCCTAATGGTTGCGTTCCTAATGGCCTTAATGGGCTTTACTATCTTAATGATGGGTGGGAAGATTGTGTGGACGCTTCAGATGAGCAAGACGCGGTACCTACAACGTTTGAGGAATGCGCTGAACCAGTTGAGGAATGTGACACGGTCTATGTAGATGTTCCTGTTTATATATATGAAACAATCTTCCAAACAGATACTATATATGATATAGAATATATAACTCAAATTGTGATAGACACAGTAGAGGTAGAAACATTTGTTCCTGAATATATATACATAACAGACACACTAACTATATATGAAGATGTATTAGACACTTTATTCATTGATGTTATAGAATATGTAGATGTGTTTGTTTTTGATACGATAGTACAAATAGAAACTGAATATGTAGAATTTTTTACTACAGACACTATAATAGAGTATGTAGAAATTATAAACACAGAGTATTTAGATTGTGATACAGGCCTTCCTTGTACATCTAATCTACCTGATTTATTAAATCAATCAAAAGCAGATAACAGAATTTATAACTTGTTGGGGCAAGCAATAAAAGAGCCAGAGGGACTTTATATCCAAGACGGTGTTGTTAAATATAAAATAGATTAACTATGTATAAAAAAAGAAAAAAAACAAGACGTTATGATGATGGCGGTATGGTAGATGATTCTAATCAACCAGACTCTTTAACTAATTATATAAAAGGACATGATATGAAAAAAAATAAAAAATACAGAATGGGTGGAATGACTAATGATGATGATAACTTTTCTAAAAGTGATTCTATAGCCGCTTATAACTATACAAAAGCAATTGACAGTTTGGGTTATGACCCAGTTGATGCACTGACGATGAACAATCCTTTTAACAAGGAAGTTCCTTCCAAATTAAAGTTTGATAAAGAAATGTATAGAAAAATAGGACCCTTAAGAGATGCTGATTTACCTGAAGGTTTTTTTGACACCAAGAAACACGGCGGAATGGTAAAAAAATCTAAAGGTGGTCATAGAGACTCATTTACTCAACAATACGACTAAATCTTAAAGTATGAATATATTTAAAGACTCCAATGATTGGAACGAAAAGGCTGTAGTAGGTTTTATAGCTTTTCTAATTATGGTTATTGTAATGATAATTGATTTAGTAACTGGTGCTGCTGGTTCTGATTTAGTTATTAATGAATTTGTGTACGACTCATTTGTATGGGTTGTTCTAGGCTGCTTTGGTATTAGTGGTGTAGAAAAATTTGCTGGAAACAATAAATGTAAAGAGTGTAAGAAATAATGGCTAAAGAGTTATCAGAAGACAGTAAATTTCAGGTTAGCGTAAAAACGTTAGTAGGTATTGCTGTAGGTATAGCCACTATTGTTTCTGCTTATTTTGGTTTAATGAGTAGTATAAACTCTAAGTTTGTAGAGTTAGAAGATAAAGTAGAAGAAGCTTTAGAAAAACCAAAACCAGGAACAGGTACTTACACAATAGATATGGGTGACCCTGCTGCTTCACAAACTTGGCCACCAACTCGTATGGAGTTTAATATGAAAGATGAAATGGCTCGACAGAAAATTGATAATATAATAAAAGAGTTAGATGAACTTAAAGAAGATATAAAAGAGCTTAAAAAATGATTCATAGAATAGACATATCATCATACTTATACATCTTAATGATGGTGTTTATGTTTATTTGCGGAACTACATTTAGTCAAGACTTTATTACTTCTAACAACTTTAATAAAAAAATAGCCAAAGACATAGTAGTGGTAGAATTTTGGGCAGGTTGGAACGCTAGTAATGAGTTTAAAGAACTTATAAAATTAAAAGACTGTGTGGTATATAGAGTTGATATTTCTGCTCATATGGATGTTCAAATGGATTATGACATTTCTGCGATTCCGACCGTTATCATTTTTGATAATGGCGAAGAGAAAGAAAGATTCAAACCAAATGTAATGTTTCAATTAGATGCAGATAAAAAAACAATACAGAATTCAGTGGACACATTGACGTTAAATAAATTTCAGTAATGGCAAATACAGTAGTTACACATCAGGCACAAAAACTTAGAATAAAGTCTATGAGAAATAGTCACTTTAAGCTAGTTGTAAATGTAAAAAATGCTGGTGGTGGTGATTATGATTTTACTAGTGATACCACAAACCCTACATTGGGAGATGAAGCTTTTTTAAGAATATTCCAAAGCACTGGTTCACCTTTAAATCTTTCCCTATCTGTTACTGAAGTTACATCAGCCCCTTCTGCTTTAGCTGTTACTAGCTATATGAACCTTACAACTGAAGATGGTAAAATAACTATAGAGTGGGATAACGAAAGTGGATATCCTTACGCACCTTGGCCTGGAAAATATCAATATACTTTATATACAAAAGATGCTAATGATAGATATTATGTATGGCTACATGGAGACTGGGTTGTAGAGGACCAAAATATTGCCCAAAGTGGTATTACTTACACTTTCGCTCAACCAGAACCAGAACCAGAGCCAGAGCCAGAGCCAGAAGAAACCCCTTAATTATGTCTGTATATTATACTTCAAATATAGACCCAATACAAATAGAGGGGGTAAGTTTTGGAGAGGTTACTATAACACTATCTGTAACAAAGCCAAGTATAAATGTAAAAATTCCTTCGTATATTAGTAATACAAAAGTTACTAATAGAACTTGTATATATGTAGATAGTCAAAAGCCTGTTATACTAGACAATATAAAATCTGTGTCTGCAACCAATAGCGCGGAGGTTACATTACAATTAAAAACTAAACTTTTAAACGCATGAGATTAAGTAGAAACTTTATGTTAAGGGAGTTTGTAAACAGCGCAACTGCGGCTAGAAAAGGAATAAGCAATAAGCCTACAGAGGTGCATTTAGCTAATTTAAAGAAGCTTATAGATAATGTTATACAGCCTGTTAGAGATAAGATAGGTCCTATAAGAATAACCTCAGGGTACAGAAGCCCAGCTCTGAATCGTGCTATAGGGGGAAGTTCTCGCTCACAGCATTCAAAGGGAATGGCGGCGGACATACAGTTTGTAAGGGACAATGAAATGGACAATAAAGTTATCTTTGATACTATATTAGAAATGGGTTTAGATTTTGACCAAATGATTAATGAGTTTGATTACTCTTGGATTCATATATCTTACAACCCAAAAAAGAATAGAAAACAAGTATTAGAGGCTTATAAAGATGATAATAACAAAACAAAGTATAGAGAAGTACAAACCAATTTTAAAGGATTATGATAAAAGGAATTTTAAATAAACTTGTTGGTGATGCAGGGAACATCATAGACAATGTGGTGACAACTAAAGAAGAAAAGATGCAATTAAAGAACGAGATGAAAAAAATGATTCTTGATTCTGAAAATGATTTACAAAAGAATGTAACAGAACGTTGGGTTGCAGATATGAAATCAGATAGCTGGTTGAGTAAGAATGTAAGACCTATGACACTTATATTTGTTCTTGTGTGTACTATGTTATTAATATTCATAGATGCTGGAACTATAGAGTTTCATGTTGAAGAAAAATGGACAGATTTGTTACAACTTGTTTTGATAACAATCGTGGGGAGTTATTTCGGAGGAAGGTCCATCGAAAAGCTTAAAAATGGTAAAAATAAATAGTTATGGCTAAATCACCTGCGTGGCAACGTAAAGAGGGTAAAAGTCCTAGTGGAGGTTTAAATAAAAAAGGGGTAGCTTCATATAGAAGAGCTAATCCAGGCTCTAAACTTAAAACTGCTGTTACCACAGACCCTAAGAAATTAAAAAAGGGTAGTAAAGCTGCTAAAAGAAGAAAGTCTTTTTGTGCTAGAATGAAGGGTATGAAAAAAAGAAGAACTAGTGCAAAGACAGCAAGAGACCCTAATTCAAGAATAAATAAATCATTAAGAAAATGGAATTGTGAATCTGGGTGTGTTACACCATCTGGAGGAATGTATTCGCAACACGATTAGTTATGGCAAAAAAAACTGTAAAAGCTCCAGCTGGTTTTCACTGGATGAAAAAAGGAAACAATACTTTCAAATTAATGAAACACACAGGTAAGTTTAAACCACATCCTGGTGGAAGTTTAACTGCTAGTTTTGATGTGCAAAAAGTACACAGAACTACTACAAAAAAGAAAAAATAATGGCAAAAGATGCATGTTATCATAAGGTAGTAAGTAGGTATGGTCCTAAAACATCAGCATATAGAAGTGGTGCTATGGCAAAGTGTAGAAAAGTTGGTGTATCTAATTGGGGTGAAGGTGGTAAAAAGAAGAAGAAAAAAATGAAACACGGTGGTATGATTGGTTGTTTATTTGAATATCAAAAAGACTGATGGCTGTACGTAAAACTAAAAAAGGATTAGCTCTTAAGCGTTGGTTTAAAGAGGATTGGAGAACTCCTAGGGGTAATAAAGATTACTCTAAAGGAGAAAATACATTTAGACCTACTAAAAGAGTATCAAAAAAAACACCAAGTACATGGAGTGAGTTAAGTGCTTCTGAAAAGGCTCGTGCTAAAAAAGAAAAAAATACAAAGGGTAGAGTTAGTAGATATAAAAGAAAAAAGAAAAAAGGTCTTGGTGGAATAATACAACACAATTAAAATGGCAAGGAATACATTAGCAGGTAAAAGAAATGGTACTTCTAGAACAGCAAAGTTCTACGCAAAAAATAAAAAATCTAGAGATAAAAAGAAAGCATACGATACCAAATATCATAGTTCTACAGAAAGAAGAAAATATAGAGCTTCTTTAAATAAAGCAAATAAAAAAAGTAAATTAAGTAGAAAAGGTGATAAAAAAGACATGTCCCACACTCGTGGCGGAAGTCTTATATTAGAGGCTCAAAAAAGAAATAGGGCTAGAAATAGGGGTAAAAAGTAGTAATTAACACTATTTTGTTAATAAAACCACTATAATTATACACTTTTTTAAAAAAAAATTAGGATATTGGGTACGTTTTGTTATGAAACCAAAAACACATTTAATAATAGCTGCTGTATTTGTTACAGAAAATAAATCAGATTTAGACCCAAAACTTAAAAATCTACCAGGCAAGTGGGACTTAATCAATACAGACGGCTCTTTATCTACCATAAACAATCCATCAGAAAACAAAGACGACGATATTTTAAAACTTGCCTATATAAAACCATTGAAACAAAATAACTTAGATAATAGAACATTTAAACAAGTGGATTCTATGGAAGCTTACATTAAATACCATATACTAAGACACCCATCTATATATATATGCGATGTAAGCCTATTTTATAATAATTTAAAAGTAGGATTTAAAATAAAAAACTTAGCAGATGAAATGGGTATAGATGAAAGAAGTATTATGTTATTTTGTGAAGAAGAAATAAAAATACCAGATTATGAAGAAATCAGAAGAAGTTAAAAAGTATTTACTAGAAAACCCTGACAAACAAAATGGAGACTATGCTAATACTGCTGCAATGTTTGGCACTAACTATGAACAAGTAAGAAGTATTGCAAGAACAATAAGGGGTTCACATTCTAATAATAGAACTAAAAAGAAAGAGAAGTTGAGCATGGAAGAGGGTCCAGAAGGTAGATTTATAATAGCAGAAGATACAACAAGAGTAAAGTCATTAGATGATTTGCTGAAAGCCTTTGATGTCAATGATAGTGAATGGGAAGTTGACTGGTACGACATTGGTACATACGAACAAACAGGTTTTGATAATGAAAGAAAACCAGTAACCATTACAATGTACCGTTGTAAAGCAAAATTAAAAAGAGCCAACCCATTTAAAAATCTAGAACTTACAAGAAGAGAGTTGATGGAAGACTTGTCGCAACATGTTAAAAGAGTTCCTCGGCACAAAAAAATAATTAAAGGACAAGATGAATCACCACACTTGTTAGAGATTGGCGCGTATGATTTGCACTTAGGTAAGATTGGTATCATAGGTGATGAGTATAGTATGGATATTGCAGAAGAAAGGTTAATGAAAGCTATAGACCATTTATTAATGAGAGCATCGTCATTCACTATAGATAAGATATTGTTTGTAGTTGGAAATGACTTGTTAAATACAGATGGAGATAAACCAATACCGCGCACTACTAAGGGGACTCCTCAGTTTAATAGTGACCACCATATTGAAATGTATAAAAGAGCTAGAAGGCTTATGATAATGGCTATAGATGAATTAGCTTCAATATGCCCTGTTCATGTGGTTGTTATGCCAGGGAATCACGATGAAGAATGTATAATGTACTTAGGGGACGCATTAGAGCTGTTCTACGAGCAGAATGACAATGTTCTAGTAGATAACACTAGACCGCTAATGAAAGGTCTTAAATACGGTAAAAACCTTATTGCGTTTGACCACGGACATAAGATGAAAGCTGAGAAAGCTGTTCAAATACTACCTCAAAGGTTTAAAGAAATGTGGAGTGATGTAGATTATGTAGAGCTACATAGAGGTCATTTACACGGAGTTCATCACAATAAGATTGGTGCCACTAAAGAGTATAGTGGAATCACTGTAAGGAACTTAGGTAGTATGTGCGCAACCGACCAATGGCATGATGATAAAGGATATGTGGGTAATATAAAAAGGGCGCATGGTTTTATATGGAGTAAGAACAATGGATTACAAGCAGAATTCTTTTACAATGTGCCTATAAATTAGAAAAAAGGAACTTCGGTATTATGTTTTACGCAAAAATCAATTTGCAACCTACGCATTCCTTTTTTTCTTGTTATCACAAAGATAATAAACTTTTCTTAAATGATTCTACTAGCTTTAGTTCGTTTCTTAGTCTCTTGTTTTGACTACGCAAAGTAGATATTTCTATACGCAACTTATCTACTTCAGAATTCCTAACTACAGAAGAAGAGTCTACTTCATAACCCTCATCTCTTGCAAACATTTTTAGTTCATTGTACATAGATGAATAGTATCTAAACTTAACTCTTGTAGAGTGTTCTTTTTCGTAGAAGTGTATAGTAGCATGGTCTCTGTTAAGTATTTCACCAACTTCTACTTGGGTTAAATCAAAGCATTCTCTTAATACTTTACCAACACAAACCCTAGCTTCTGCTACCTTAGCTGTTCTCGTAGAACCTAATAAATCGCTTACGCTAACTTTAGCAAGTCTACACGTTAATATTAACAGGTTGTCTATTGATTCATTACCTGTTGATTGTTCTTTAGTTAATTTCATTATAATAATTTTAGATGGCGTTTTTTTACCATTAAGTTGAACTCTTTATTTCTTTCAGCTTTATCATGACAATCCCTGCACAAGGCTGCAAGATTCTCTATGTAATCTCTGTTTTTTGACCCCCCAATCCCACGTCTTTCAATGTGATGGATGTCAACAGCTTGTCTATTACATACCGTGCATGGTATGATATCGTCTAAAGCATAGTTAAAATATTTTAAATATATCTTAGTGTGCTTTTTCATTTATCTTCATAGTCTCCTGATTCTATTAGTACACCTGAATTATCATCATTAAAGTATAGCCATGCGTGGTGTTTCTTTTTATTACCACGCACAGCTATCTTTTTTCTTGTGTACCAAGAAGGGTGACCTTCTAATAAATCTAACATTTCCAAAACATGTCCAGATACTTGATATACTTCACCAAATATGTTAGACACCTTTTCATGTTCATTAACAAATGGTATACCAGTATGATACATAGCATACTTATCTTTTGTAAAACCATAGTCAATAAACTTTGAATCTTTTAAAAGCACATGATTACCGTGACCTTTTCGTAAGGTTCCGTATACAAATACTAACTCTGCCATTTTTCTTTTTCTTCTATTGCAGACATAATGACTTTATAGTATTTTTCATACATTTTATTGTAAGTATCCTTAACAACGTCATGCATTACTAAACCTCTAAACTCATCGTAGTTATTTCTGTACATAGCTTCTTCACCATATATATTTTTGGTTTCACTTAAAGCTAGTGCTTCTGAAAGTTTCTTTGGATTTATTTTTGTCATAATAATTTATTTAAGTTAATACACCTACAAAGTATATATATCACCTCCATTATAATCAAGCATTTCTACTTCATTTGGACCAGCTAATATACTAGTGTAGTATTGCAACCCACTCATATAAAGCTCTCTACCTTGGTTAATAATATTTTTACTAAGCTTGTAAGTACATATACAGTACGGTGCATCCTTCTCAATAGCGACAATGTAATAATCGTCATACCCCAATGCATCAAGATAATACGCCGCCTGCATATGATACTTAGCATTCATAATTAATTCTGTAAAGTTTTCTGGAGAAGCATTTCTTGTAGTCTTTAAATCTACTATATACTTTTCCTTAGTGTTAACAGCATCAAACTTACCCTTACAAAGAATATCTATATCTTTATTCTCCCATAAATATATCTTCTCTATTTCATTACAGTTTTCTATAAGGTGAAAGTTTTTATTCTCTGATAGCTCTGCATACATACCCATAGCTCTTAAGTTATCCTTCATAGAAATAATTTGCCTACCGTTTAATGTTTTATTAAACTTTTCTAAGGTAACCTTACCTAATGTTGTTCTTTTGTCTACATCAGGTTCTTCAACATAATGTTCTTTGTATTTATCAACACCCTCTAAGGCAAGCATATGAAAAGCTGTTCCAAACTTCATAGCTGCCGAAGGGTTTAAAGGATTTTCTAGTCTATGAACATAATATCTAGGACATTTTTCCATAAACATTTTAAGCATAGAGTTAGACATATACATACAGTCTTCGTAGTAAGTTTTATCTGTAACTTCTGCGTCTTTTATTAATTTTATTTTTGGTCTCATACTAATGTGTATTTTGATACAGTGGTTGAACCACCCCATCTGTTGCTAACTTTAATATCTTCACTTTCTATATTATATCCATCACTTCTTAGTGTGTATATAGTAGCTGATAATCTAGTGTTACCTAAATCTCTTATTGCATCTAGACTTGTTATGCTTTTAAATTGCTTTAAATAATCTAACAATCTAGTATAGTGAGTATTACTTCTTCTCTTTGTCATTGTTATTCGGTTTTATGGTGATTAATACACCTGGTTTAACTTTATTATATTCGTACGGCTCAAATACAGGTAATAAGAATGTTGCATTATCATCTTCTATCCATTCATACTTAACCATAAGGTCTTGTACTGTTTGTAGAGGATTGACATAGTCAAACTTTCTTTTGCTGTTTCTTATAAACTTAAACGAAATTTTATATGGAGGCTCGTGCTTACTTAATTCTTTTGTGAATTCTTTTTTTAATCTTAAGTAATCCTCTTTAGTTTCTTTTATATATCTCATAGTTGTTTTACTATGGATAAGATATTTTCCTGTCCATCTTTTTCCATTCTTACTTGAAGGGACATTACCGAGTATAAAAAAACTATTCATATTCAACTTCGTTTGGGTCTGGTATATACACTCCTAATGTTGTGGAGGCAAATCTTTTAACCTCTTCTATAAACTCACTCATTTCTTTGTGAGTTAGTTTGGTTGTAGATTTAGTACTGTCTACCCATACCCCTTTTATTTGATACCTTGTTCTGAGAAACATAGACTTTAATACTTCATGCATTTCGTCTTTATCATAACCTGTTTCGTCAGATAAAAGTTTGACAACCACTGCCCAGTAATATGAGTTAAGATTGAGACTACGTCTCTTCTTTTGCTCCCCGACTGTAATAACTACAGTCTTGCCCTCATAACTGAGCATGTGGTCATCAAACAATTCTTTGTTCTGATAAGTCACATTACCATTTTTAATAAACGCTAAGTGCTTACTTCCCATTTAACAATCGCAATTATTGGTTGCTATTCCTACATTTAATAGAACAAATTTGAAACACTTTCGTGATATATCAATTTTTAATTCTATAAATGTAAACCCAAGTATTCTAAATTCTAATTTGAATTTATCTAATTGTCTTGCGTTTGAGGTAAAATAATTTACTAATTTCATATCTTAAATTTTAAAATGGTACTTCTACATCTTTACTACTCCCCTCACCTGAAAGACTCACGGCCTCTTCGTATCTAGACCTTTCTTCAGCTGACATTGGCTTGTTATAACTGTCTTTAAAAGTTATTTTTCTACCATAAGGATTAGCGAATTTATATTCTACTCTTGATTTTATTTCTGGCTTATTGGTGTCTTTGTCTGTAGTCCAATACTCCCTTTTTGCTAAACACACTTCAACCTTATTGTTCATAACAGAGTTACAAGCAATATGTGGGTCTGTGAAATTAACACAACCTGCTGACGTAAGGAAAGATTTAAATATCTCTGTTCTCACTCTAGCGGCAGCCTCACTAGTGTAGTTATCTACACCTGTAAACTTTAAGAATGCTATACCCTTATCATTACCTACCATAAATTCTGTATATGGTGTGCCTTGATAACCTGGTACCTCATCACTTGTTTTAAATTTTCTAATTTCTACTGTGTGTGCTCCTGCACCTAAGTAATCTGACTTAGTTTCAGGAGTCTTTAATTTGGTTTCATTCAATTTAGGAAACATTTTATTCGATTTTAATTAAACTTATTTATAATATTCTTCACATGAATTAATAACAACACTTAAATCATTATCAATATGTAAATCACTAAACATACCCATAGGACTCTTTGCAGAATCTCTACCTGTAGTGTTTGTTCTGAATCTATATTGAACACCTTCATCAGTCGCTCTTGTGTCTGTGAATAGTGCTATTACAAATTCTTTCTCTACCCTTTTCTTCCATCTGTTACCATCTACAGCAACATATCTTTCTTCTACTCCATTATCTCCATCATATACACCATCTATAGCAGTGAATACAATGTGTTTATCAGAGTTTTTAGATTTATCTAGTATCTTATCTATCTCTTTGTTGTAATAACTCCACACATCAAAGCCTTTATATCTTATGTCGGCTTCTCTAAATATTATTTCAATAAGAGATGTGAAAGATTCTATAACTATTGTTTTTATTTTATCACTTGACATGGCTTTATCTAAAGCTGTGTGAAATTCTGCAACAGTTTTAATTGGAACATTCATGAACTCATTTGCATTCTTGAATGGTAGCTGTTTTCTCTCTGTGTTTAGAACAGCTGTGGTCTTTGGGTCTAAGCTCCTCATAGAACTTGACTTACCTGAGCCTGATGGCCCTACGATTATAATATTCGGTTTCATTTGTCTTTAGTTTTTAAATTAAACAATTCGGTTTTAGTTATCGGTTTTTTCTTTTGTTTAGACTTGACGAACTTAGCATAGCCTTTAAACATAAAGTTTTTATCATGCTCAAGGTTACTTTCTATTTCTTCAAAAGTTTTGTTGAGAACTTTTTTTATAAAGTCTTTACTCATTTTCAACTTTTTAGAAACTCTTTTTGCTGTATCGTCAAATCTAATCATACTTGTACAAATCTACTTAATAAATACAAATATACAAAAGAAAAAAACAAAATATTTTGGAACTTATTAAGTGTTGAATGTTGATATCTCTTCAAACTTTGTTAGATAATCTATGAACTTTAAATACTTACTACCTATACCAATGTTTCTACCTTTAGCAAATATAATTTCTGCCATACCTTCTATACTATCTCCATTATTATCAGTCTTTAGTCCATAGTATTCAGGTCTATATACAAATGCAACAACATCTGCGGCTTGTTCTATCTCTCCTGATTCTCTTAAATCTGCAAGTGTAGGTCTACCAGTCTCTCTTTTACTAACATTTCTTGATAGTTGAGACAAAGCAACTACAGTTATATCTAATTCTTTAGCTATATTCTTTAATGCCCTTGCGACATGAGACACTTCTTGCTCTCTTGTTCTACCCCTTGCACTATAAGATATTAACTGAAGGTAATCTACCACAACCATTTGTACTTTTTTAGCTATAGCATATTGTCTTATTCTATTTAAAAGATATTTAAGAGACGTATTTCTACATTCATCTATATACATATTAAGTTTTTCAAAGTCACCCACACTTTCGTGTATCTTAATTAACTCGTCTTCATATATAGTACCTTTAAGTAAATGTTTGTTATTTATATTAGTATCTCCACTAATCAT